CCTAAATTGTTTTCCATTCCCGCTTTTAATGCGTTCTGAACTACAACTCCTATCTCATCCCAACTCTTTTCGGATTTGATTAGGTCTACTGATTGAAATATTGCTGCTTTTAATTTCTGAAACTTTGAGAATTTAATGAATTCTTGTTTTACAAAATCCATGTCTTCTGCACCGAATACATCATAGATTTGTTTTATTCTATCTACTATTTGTTTCTTTTGTGAATCAGAATTTAAAGATGATAATTTTACTTTGAATACATCAAGAGTAGGTGCGGCAAATTGTTTATTTTGGTAATCCAAAATAGATTCAATAATCCACTTATCCTGTTCACTCTCAAAATAATCCTTACTCGTAATTTCTGCAACTTGGTTAAGAAATGGTAGGTCGGATAATAATGCAGCTATGACTTTAGATTGGTACGATTGTCCAAATTTTTCTAATGTGTCTACTGCTTGCATTATTTACTTTCTTTTTCTTCTTTTTTAGATGGTCTTACGTCTGCTTTCCATTCACTCTTAGGAATGAATTTCCATTCACTTGTAGCTTGGTTTGCTTCTTTGTTTGATACTCTGATAATTTTACCAGTCTTTGTACTTTTTAAACATTTCATAGGTTTGTTTCCTCCATGTATTTTTTTATTTATGTAATTTGGCAAATGTACTTTGAATCCAACTATTAACATCACCGAATGAATTAATAGTTCTCATTCCCATTGCCTTTTTAATGAATCCTAATTTATCCAATTTTGCTGAATTATCCAAATATTTTTGGTTAATTGTTAATTTCTTATTAGTTGGTATATCTGGATCTGATAATTGCATTAGTTTAAAGTTTCTTTCTACTAATTTTTTACCATCTAATATTTTATCATAAATTTTGTTTTCGCTTCTACGTTCTTCACATAGTTCAAACATTTTATCTATTGTGATTTCTTTTTCTTCAACCACTTCAGGAAATCTTTTAATAATAGTCTTAAGGCCGCAACCGGAAATGCCATCAATATTATCAGACTTATCCCCATCAAGAGTACGATATACCATAAAATTATTAGGATGAACCCCATACTCATTAATAACCATCTTAGTATCATAGATTTTCTTTTTAGTTGGCGAATAAACGGATACTCTTTCATTTACTAATTGTAGGAAATCTTTATCGGCACTCATAATAACTGCCAATTCATCCTCTTTTAAAAGTTGTGATGCAATATAGCCCATAACATCATCCGCCTCAATACCATCGTATAGCATTATTTCCACCGGTAGGTACTCTAGCAGTTCGATTAAACCAATCATTTGTCGTTTCATAGATACACCCTCTTCTTCTTTGTTCATCAAATCTGAGTATGCTCTATTCACTCTAAAACGATTGTTACCTCTATTCTCTTTATAACCACTATATAAATCTTTTCTACTTCTAGAACCACCCTTACCATCAAATACAATTATACAACGAGTTGCATTTTGTTCTCTAATAGCAAAACCAATTCCTTTTAAAAATCCAACGATACCTCCAATGTGGTCTCCGTTATCATCCATAGTAGGATTTACTGTCCAACTTCTTATAAAGGTATTAAGACCATCAACAATTAATACCTTTTCTTTTCCTAATTGCTGATGGTCTTTTTCTACCTCGTTTAGTAACTTTTTATATGTTTCGTTCATAAACCTTTATTCTGTTTCGATATCTGGTTCTGGTATTTCACCACCATTATCATATGTAATATCATCCGGATCAATTCCGTCCTTCTTATATTGTAAGATTGTTGATTCACAAATCTTTCTATAAATTTGGTCTTTCAAATCTAATTTAGTATCCATCATCTGAATAAAATCTTTTGATTGGAATTTGATAACTTCACCAGTATCAGTGTCAATGTATTCGTACCATGCACCACCCTGTTTAACTAATTTGTTATCTTTCATCACCTTTAACCATCCACCGAAATTATCAATACCTCTATCAAAGAAAATATCGAAATCTGCTGAACGTAATGGTGGTCCTAATCTATTCTTAATAACCTGTGCTCTTACTTTGATACCAATGATTCTCTCACCTGCTTTAATCTGTCCCATATTCTTTAAACGAATACGAACCGAAGCGTGGAATGCTAATGCTTTACCACCAGATGTAGTCCAAGGATCTCCGAACATAACACCTAATTTTTGTCGTAACTGATTAGTAAAGATAACTGATATTTTTTGTCTACCAATTACATTAGTAATCTTTCTCATTGCTTTCGAAATGATAATTGCTTTGTCAGTTGCGTAACCATCTTTATCATAATCTGCATCCATCTCCTTTTTAGTTGATGCTGCGGCTACTGAATCGACTACGATTGTAACTAACTTATCCTTATCACCCTTACGAACTTTCTCTATGATTGTATCAATTGTTTCGAAAATATCTTCAACTGTGTCTACTGAAACGTATAACAATTTAGAAACATCTACTCCGATTGCATCAAAGAACTCTCTACTTACTGCGGTTTCGGTATCAATCAATACTGCTACTCCACCTTGTTTTTGAGTTTCAGCTAATAAGTGAGCTGATAATAACGATTTACCACTTTGTTCTAAACCGGTAATTTCGGTTATTCTTCCTACGGGTAAACCCCCATAAGGTCTATTTGAAACCGCCACATCTAACATTGCTGTTCCGGTGGAAACCCAACCTGGTACATTGGTTGGGGCCCCATCAGAATCATCATCTAAAAAGTATGCTACCTTTTGGTCTTTCCACTTTTTATTTAAACTGTCGGCTATTTCTTGTGCTAAGTCAATTTTAGCCATAATAATTATGAATTAAATAAATCATCAAATGCTGCTGCCACATCTACTTTAGGTGCTGGTGCAGGTGTTTCTTCATCCCAAGGTAAATCATTCATTATACCCGCTCCACCAATTTCAGGTGCTGCATCCTTAGAAGTAGTTGTTAATTGCTCTTCAACTTTCTTTGGTTGTGGTGCTAATGTTTGTTGAGAAACGGAAGGAGTTGGATTTTCATCTTCTGCTGATGAAGTTGGATTTAACCAATTCTCTAATACTGTCTTCAATTCAGGGTAAGATAACTCCGAATAAATGTCAGTAATGTTTGTTTGCTCATCTAATAATTTTGCAGTAGTTGCTGCGTTCTCGTGTAATGGAGATACATTTGGTTTAACTCTGATTCGAGTTTCAGGATATGTTTTACCTGCTTCTTCTACAATTTCAATAACAATATCTCTACCAGTGTTCTCATCTGTAATATCACCGTAATCAGGATCTGCTACGATTGCTAAGATTTCTTGATAAACTGTCTTACCGAATCCCCAAAATTTAACCCCCTCAGCTTCTTGTCCTCTTACGATAACAGGTGCGAAAGTTCTTAATTTTGGTTCCATTTTCTTACCAGCTTTCCAATTCTCAGTATCACCTAATTTCTTAAGTTTTTCTGCGAACTCTAAAATTGGGTCAGGTCTTCCGAAAGAAGCTGGACTCAAATAAGTTTTGTTGTTAATGTTGTAGTGAAATAAAAGTTCAATGAAAGGATTTTCTTTGTTGAACTTGTAAGGTACGATTCTAACTTGGTACTTTCCAGGTTTTGGTTTCCACAATGAATCTGTCTTTTTGGATGTGTTTTGCAACGAATTCAAACGCTGCTTGATTGCATTAATGTTCATGCTGTTTTTGTTTTAAGTTTTAAAAATTGTTTGTTTTAAGTTTTAAGATTATCGCGATTTAATCTCACGTATAAATATCAATAATCTCAATTTCTTATATATCAAAGATACGATAATTTTCTGAAATCACCAAATATTTTATCAAGAATTATTTAGCCCATTTACCTCTTTGAACCAATTGAGCAATAATCCCATATACGGATAAATCCTCATATGTATCTTGTATCGATTCACCAACTTCATCTGGTTGTCCTAAAACCACCAATTGTTTTAATCTTTGAATTTTATCATTGATTCTAAACCACAAACCAGTAAGAGATAATTTTATATCTTCTTTTGTTTGAAGGGATGTTCCAACTGAAATATTACCTGGTCCGTAATTTCTTTGTTTCTTACAAAATGTTTCATACATTTCTAATTGGATTTTTTTAAATTCATCCATCATTTCAGGATATACTCTTTCGCAATATTCTACTGCTGATTCTTCTTTCATATAACTTATTTTTTTAATCCGTACTTAATCCATTTATACCAAATTCTTTCATGTAGATAATACTGAATAGGCTTATATATTAATTCTGCTACCCCAAATGCGGCACCTACTTTAATTGAACCACTTACCCACCACATTATTAAAAATCCAATTAGAGTGCTTACAATACGATATGAGATGGTTTTTGCTATGTGTCTTTTAATCAACGGCATATTCTATAACTTCTCCATCAGTATCCATATATCCATTTCTAATCTTAGTACCACTAATTAATTCAACATCTGCAGGTGGCGCGTGATGAACAACTTCATAACCAACACCTCTACCATAGTTTACACTTTCGATATCTGGTATAATACTGATTAGGATTTTATCAAAATTATCAATAAAGAATTTTTCTTTTGATAAATCCATTAGGACTTGTTGTGCTGTTTTAGGATTGTTTTCATCAACTTGAACATCTCGGATTGCTACCCAAACATTCTTTCCTTTATCTAATTGTTGACTAATTAACCACTCATGACCTGCGTGCCATGTTTGCCATCTTCCGATATATAATGCGTATTTTTTCATAACTCTAATTTACAACTTTTTTTAATATAAACCTAATTTTTCTTTAATTTTTTCGTAAGTTTCAAATGGAGTTTCATTTGTAGTATCTACATCAATAAAATTCTCTAAAGGTGGTTCGTAGTTTTCTACATGAAAATGATTTCTACCCCTATCATCTGAACAATGAACATATAATTCTTTTATATCTTTTCCCAATTTTTCTTTGAATGTCTCTCTTTGATCTCTATAAGGTGATACCAATGAAACTATAACATTAAATTTCTTTTTATGTAGGAATAGGGCCAGGTTTTGTGCTAGCTCTATGTTTCGTCTTCTACCTGCTTCACTATAATCTTTGTTTTGAAATATTTCTCTTATATCATCACCATCTATTATTTCAACTCTACTATTTAAATCACTTATACTTCTTAACCAACCTGCTAATACTGTCTTTCCACTACCAGGTTGTCCGGTTAACCATATTATCATAGTTATTTATTTACAAGTTTTCCAACTACCACCTTTTGATTTGTAGTTTTTTGCGGCCCAGCCGTTTGCGTATGCTGAAGGATATACATCAAACTTTCTTTTTGCTGCTGCTTTAGATGCTGACCATTTTGCTGGGTCAGTTGGGCAATTCTTTTCTAAAAATAAATTTAGTTTTTCTTCTAATCCTTCACTAGCACCCGTCTTTACAAATGTAGGTTTTTGTCCTTTCTTTTGTTCACCACCTTTCTTTGCATCTCCGGCATCAGATTGTGCAGCTCTCTTTCTTTTTACAAAGGCTGCGATTCCATCCTTACCTAATTTTGCTGCTTTCTCTTTTGATAAACAAGCTGCGTATGCATCACCTTCTTTTGAATCTCCACATTTACCAACTTTTTCACCTTTAGTATTATATCTATCCCAACCACCACCAGTAGTTGAACCTTCTGGTCCTTTACCAAACCATTTACGAAGGTCTTCAGATAATAAATCTTTTAATTTAATCATACTTACTTAGTTAAATCTATTACATCAAACACTCTTGTATAAATTTTCTTTACACCTTCTGTGTTTGTTACTAATATACAATTTCTATATTTTTCCCAATCAACTTCAAATTTGTTATCTAAGTGTCCACCAGTTGCTTCAATAATAACATTGTTCAATGCATTGATTGTATATAATGTATTACTTTGTTTTTTTCTATGAACCAAAATAGTTTTCATTTCTAAGTTTGGTTGTTCATTTTCTACTACCACATTATAAGTTACAAACAATTCATTTGGAATGTTTTTGTTTTGTAAAATATAAATGTAATTATATGCCAAAGTATAATTACTTTTTATTATTTCTATATGTTTATCTACATCCTGTTTTGTACTAAATGTACATAATAACTGTGTTTTCATTTTTTTTGTTTCCCTAATTATGTATCGTATTGTTTACACAATTCAACGAATTTTTTTGATAAACTCATTTCCAATTTCCATGTACCACCATATCCTTTACCATCGGAACGAGATTTGATTTCTGCTATTTCAATAGGTTTTGAGTTTTTACCTTTACCTATAAAACTAATATGTGGTGGAGGAGGTGTATCTAATACTTTTAATCCACTTTGAAATTCTTCAGCTGATTTAATATTGAATACTCTCTGTAATACATATTGATCTATATTTGTACCTGGTGTTTTTCCTTTTTTGAAATCACCTAATAACATATTTTCCTCACCTTCTAATAAAGATTTTACAGGAAATGCATCTCTAATACTTCTTAATAATGCAGTTTTAGTTTCATTTGTAGATAATAGATATTCTGATGCTGCCTTTGAGTGTGCATATGTATTTTTATATATTTTATCTCTTACTGTCGATAATGAATTTGATTTACCAGTAGAACTTCCTAAATTTAATAAAATCATAGATGCTTTTTGTTTTCCTCTAGATGTGTTATCACCTATGATTTGTCCAATACTATCTAATCCACTAATTGAATCTTTATTTTTATAAAGTTTATTAATAGTATCTACGATTTCAGCTCTTAATCCACCCTTATCATTTTGTCCCATTTCTTCAATAATAGATAAAGCTCTTTCTTGTTTTTGTTTTGGACTTAATTTTGCCCAAGCATTTAACAATAATTTACTTTGTTTAATTACATCTTTATTTTCCCAAGCGGTTGAATGTAACTTTTCTTGTACTGAATATGCGTATTCTGCATTTGCATTTTTTGGAATTTCAGCTTTTACTCTTTCCTCTAATCCTGTTATATATTTTTGAAGTTGTTCTTTTCTAGCATACTCCGGAGTTTTTCCTTTCTTAACTTCACCCATTCCTTCTAATTCCTTTGTTGCTGATTCGTATTGATCCTTTTCTTTATTACTTACTTTCTTTGATGCTAATACTGCAATTGAACGAATTCTATTTGTAGTTCCGTTTAATAAGTTTACCACCTCATCTTTCTTTAAAGAAGGTTCTACCCATTTAGTTTGTTTGGTTTTATTATCCATAACCAACATATTAACATCAGTAGAAAATCCTTTGTTTTGTTTATATCCTTCAACACCAACGGCTGCTGCCTCATCTGCTATATCCCAAAATGTATTTAAAATCGTATATCCATTTGGAAAATCTCTTTTTAATTTTCTTTCATTTGCAATACAATGTGCTTCACCGGCCGTAACCCAACTTGGATCTAATATACCTGCCTTACCATTTTGTTCTGCTCTAGCTTTTAATAATCTAAAGAACATTGCTCTTTTACCAGCATCCTGAATACTTAATCCTATCATACCAACAATTTCACCACAAGTTGATTCTAATGTTCCTGCACCTGCTTTATCAGTAAGAGTTGTAATTGTAATATTTTCTTTACCATACTGCATTATTCTTTCTAAAACCTTTAAATACTTTTTAGGAAACTTTGGTTTGCCATCAAATATAGTTTGTGTATCTTTCGTTGAAAATAATGGTTTTGTGTTTATTTTTTTCGCTTTGTTTGCTTTTGCTCTTGCTTCACTTGTTCTATCATCTAAACCAATTGTCATTAATTTATCGGTATTGAAACTATCCTTTTTTCTAATAGCATCATTTACCTTTTTAACCTTTTTACCACTTGTAGGTGCAGTTTGTTGAGGTTGTGGTGCTGCCTGTTGTCTTTTTTGTGGTTGTGTTACAGCTTTCTTTGTAGGTGGTGTAACTTTCTTTGTAGGTGCTACTACTTTTTTTGTAGGTGCTACTATTTTCTTTTGTTGTGCTGCTACTTTTTGTTGTTGTGCTGCTTTTCCTATTTTAACTGGTGGATTTACTGCTACTAATTTACCATTTTGGTTTCTATGTGTAATTAAATCTTTACCTTTAGGACCATACGCATTACCACCTTTACCTTCTAATCCTTTTTTATGTGCATCTACTCTAACTTTATCTTTTGGATTAACTGCTTTGTTTTTTATAGGGGCTTCTAATGTAAATTTTTTTGGTGCTAATGATATAGCTTCCATTAATTCTGCATCATCTAGTATTGTTATACCAAATTGTTCTAATATTGTTTTTAGATGTAATAATTGTTCCTCATTTTGAAAATCAGGAATTGGATAAGTAACACAAAATTCTAATAAAACATCATCAATAATTTCATTAAGATTTTCTAAACTAAAGTTCGTCATAATTTTTACCAATTGTGGTTTTTATTTCATATCTACCATACCCACCTCTTAATAATGGAATGATATCACTATATAAATATTGTTTTTCTAGTGGATGCACATCAAAAACAAACGCATCGTAAGTATATAATATAAGTTTTGTTAATTTTCCTTTCAATATATCCTTAATATCTAAAATTTTCTGTATATTTCGTTCAGTTTCATATGATTGAATATAATAATTTAAAACTTTTGCAGGATTAATTGGTTCAAATCTATCTTCATTAAACTGAATATGATATAAATGTGTAAACATACATTTATTTTTTGTAACCGTCTCATATAACAAATCAGTAAGGTTTTGTATTTCTTTAAAATATGGAATGTGTAATAATTCACTTCTAATTCCACCATAAAGATTTTGAAATATTAGAGTTTTTACTTCATTTCTATCATCAATACCCATTTTTTTACCAATCCATGTATAAAAATCTAAACCACATCCATAGAAATCAGTAATCCATTTCATTTCTTTTACATCTACATTTGAATTAAGTTTAGTTTGATATATAATATCCATTAATAATCTTGGATGATATGCTTCAAAGTCACAACTAATCAATTCACCTCCATTAAATCTACTAATAAATGCTTTTCTTACACCGGTATCTTTTTTAAGCGCCGCATAGTTTACACCACCATGTCGGTTTGATGGTCGTAGTGTAGATGTCATTAGGTTATATTCAGTATAAACCATATTATCGTTTGTCAAATGAACTGGATTTAGTGTTAAACGATATTTTTCATCTATTTTCAAACCACTATGTTCAATATAATTAAATGCTTCTGTTGCATCCATTATAAATTTATCTGCTTTAGTTGTAGTTGCTGCTGAACACTTTTTTACATATTGTTTTATTAGTTCCAATTGTTTAATTATTGGAATACTATCATTCAAATATGGTTCATTTTTAAACTTTGATTTATAAAATTGAGTAAGTTGATTATCTCCCAATTCAATATCATGATAACCATATCCAACAAATCTACCTAAATCCATATCATATGCATTTTTAAAAGGTAATAGATGTTGAACTGATTTTAGATTGAAAACCAATTGTCTATGTTTTGTATCTAATAATTGTGATAATGCTTCTATTTTAATTCCTAACCCATCACCATTATTTACATTTATGACATATTCATTCTTTTCTGAAAGTATATAAATAAATGATATACGATTGTTCATTGAATGTTTTTCATCATCCGATAATCTAACATATATTTTATTGCTACCTTTCTTATAATCTCTTAAGAAATCTTCAAATTCAAATTTATCCTCTACAAATATCATGTAACAAATATAATCTATTTTCGTTACAAATCAAAATAAAAAAGGGAGTATTTAAACTCCCTTTATATTAAAATCCACCGAAATTCTTTTCATCTGATTCTGTCCAATGTTTTGCTTTTAATTCATGCAAATCAATTGGTTCTCTTTTCATATGTCCACCTTTGTTAAAAATAGCTCCTTTTTTCAAATAACCACCTAAAAAGTTTCTACGGAATCTATTTGAATTATTTGCTTCAGAACCATGTACACAATGTGAGTGTAACAATACTACTTGTCCTTTTCTTAAATAACCTTCTACTTTACGGAAATCATGTCCTTCAGGCATAACACAAGGTTTACCTCTTTCATTTCTCCAAAATGTAGGATTAGTTTTTGTTCTTTCATCATCTACTTCAATTGGTAAAACAGGCAATCTATGTGAACCCTCATAGTTCCATACTGCTCCGTTTTCAGGATCGTGGTTATCTAATGCCAATGCAGTGTTAATGATTTCATTATGTCCACATCCTGTATAAAATGCGTTTTGATGTTGATCTCTACCTAATTGTCCTGGTGGTTTAAAGTAACACCAAGTTTGCATTCCTTGTACTTCACCTTCCATTAAAAATTCACATGCTTCCAAAATTTTTGGATGACAAAATAACTTTTCTAATTTAGGAGAAAGTTTGTGTGGGTATGCAAATGGATCCCAATCACCCCATTCTTTACCATCTTCGGTAGTTGTACCAATTCTAGCTTGTCTTAATTTTTCTAATTCATCGTTTACTTCATCAACCTCTTCTTCGGTTAATAATTCTAATACGGTGAATCCTCTGTATCTCCAATCGAATGTAATTTGTTGTACTTCTAAATCGGTTAGATGTTTGAAATTGCTCATATAACTTTTTGTTTATTTAATATAAATATATACTATTATTTTTTATTTTCCAAATAATAGTATGCTTTTATCATCCTTTCCAAAATTTAGTATAGTTTTTTATATGTGTATCTAAATTAGAAAGTGTTTGTTTTCCAAATGCTACTGAACGTTGATTTAGTTTACTTACCTCATCAATTTGTCCGGTTATTTTCCATTTAATTTTAGTTCCAAAATATAATTGATTATTTTGAAAATCTTTAAAAGTATCTGCACTTACTTCGTATATTAAACCATTATCCTGATTTCTCTTTCTTATAAAATAACGATAAATAAATTCGTTTTTATAATCTTGTTCATTTGGTGTTGGTTGAAATGCACTAAAATTATCTGTAAATATTACATTAGTATTTAGTTGTAAGTAATTTTTTATTATTGACTCTTCCATATTATTTAACTCTAAATTTTAATTCTACATCAGTTGTCCATCTTGTATCATCTACTTCATGTTCTACATTTGTTACTTGCCAATAACCATCTTTACTTTCTAACCAAGGAACCGGAGTTGGATTTAATTCTAATGCTTGCCCTATTGTTATTCCTGATAATCCTAAAATTGTTAATGTTACTGATATAGGAACTAATGCATCTTTCCTTTTGTATCCTTCTCCAAAATATACAGTTTTTACACAACTTACGTCTGTGAATACTGCAAAAAATGATTGATCCTGTTTTCCAAATTTTTTACTAGCACTTAATTTTGTTCTATTAGCACCTGGTAATTTTAAAAATATTTGTGCCTGTGTAAGTGTTCTAGATGCCGTAGTTACTGGATTTAATACTCTTCCCGTAAAATTTGCAACAGCTTTTATTCCTTGCCAAGTAGCATTAAAATTAGGGTTTGTAGATTTTGGATCGGTTGTAGTTTGTTGTGTTGTTCCACCAGCTGCTGCTGTTGTGATTGTTGTTGTGGATTGCCCACTATTACTATCAGTTAATGTTGCCTGTACTGCACTATTTCTAATTTTTATTGTTTCTAAAATAGGATCTGGTTGCTTTGTTTTAAACATATCCCTTGCCATTTCTCTGTTTCTACTCGTAGTACTTGTATTTGCATCTACACCACCCATCATCATTATAGTTGCTAATTCTTTTGGTAAGTCTGCATTAGCTCTTAATTCAATTAATCTACTTGTATTCCTAAATAATTCTAAACTTGGAATTTGTGGTTTTTCTTTTGTTTCTAATGTTAAATCTACTATACTATAAATTTGTTGACCTGTATTTTCTTTAAAACTTTCTCTTATAACTAATTCATATAATCCTGCTCCTGCTATATTAAGTTCAGCTACTATTTTTTCTAAATATTCATGTATAGTATTAGAACCTTTTGCAATATCTTTTAAAAATTGTGTTTTTAAATATATGTTTTTAATGTATCCAACTTTCCCATCATCAAATTTATTACCATTTATATTTATTTCGCCTAAACTTGGAAATACATCACCTATTCCGTCTCTTTCTGCATTGAATGGGCCTAATGGTTGTGTATTTTTTGTATCTACTTCAATAACTCTAGCTCCTTCAAATTCTACCGAATCTTTAAAACCCATAGTTTTGCTATTTGGAAAGATTACATTATCTGTAACACTTATCATATTAGGATGTCCATTTGCAATACTTTCTTCAATATCTACATTTATTAAAACTTTAAATGCGTTACTAGTATTTTCTCTAAATTTATTTAAAATTGATTTTATTGCATATCCCATTTGAATATAGCTGTCATCTGTTTCACCAAATGTAGTCCACGTACTTTGTCTATCCTCTTTTAAATTAATTACATAATTACGAATTTCTTTATCTTTAGATGTTATTAATTTTCCATCTATATCTAAAGCTTGAAGGACTTCTACCATCCCCTTTTCTTCAGTTTTTCCCTCTACACTTGTTTTTTTTCCTTCTTTATGTATTTCTAAATATGCTACTAATTCTGATGGAGATGATATTTCGAATTGAACATCTACACTTGCATCAGAATTTACTACCATATTAAAATTAGTAAGTATACCTGCTAAAAAATCAACCGTATTATCAAATTCATTTGTTCTTTTTAAATATCCATCTATATTATTTACAACGTCTACTGCAATTTCTTTCGTATTTCCACCAAATGTTTGATTTTTATTTAGCCATCCCCAAGATACTAATTGTGTGTTTCCTACTCTAAAATGATTTTGATGTTTTTTTAAATCCTCACTAGATGCAAATTTAACATTTACTTTTGCTTTTCTAAGTGAACCTAAACTACCCGCTGCGGTTACATTCAAACCTGTTACAACTGGTGGAAATCTTTGAACATCTTTATTTGCACCATAAACTGCTTTATCTAAATCGTAAGTTAAATAACTATTGTATGAAATAGTGTTAGTACCATTAATAAAATTAGTAAATTGAATAAATGGTTTTTCACCAGCTGCTTCAATTTTTGATGTGTCCTGAATTTGATTGACTATCGATTGTTTAATACCTGTAATATATGGAAATCTAGACATAACTATATTTTTTTACTATCTTAAATATTGTGTTATTTCACTTGCTCTCATTGGAATTCTAAGTTGAGTTCCTGGATTAAGTTTTAAATCAATATCAGTAAGATTATTAGCCATCGCAATTACCCACCAAAGATTTGAATCATTATAATATGATGCCGCTAATAAATCCAATCTATCTTCTGCAGTTGAATAGATTAAAATATCACTATCACTCGGTGGAATATATGGCAAAGCTTGAGGTACATATACATTACCTTTGCCTTTTTTGTTTTCTATTTCTAACTTATTGTATCTCATATTTTATCTTTAATTATTAATCAACACTTCTTGCTCTTGTCCAAGCCTGCATTGAATCCGGCTCTACTCTTGTAGTTCCACTTAAAGTAGTAGGAGGTGCATTTAATCTTGTAGATGATCTATCTCTGTTTACCGTTGATGTATCTGTTGAACGTAATGGTGAACTATCTAATTGATCCTCTGTTGGTGTATCTTCAAATTGAGGTGGTTCACCAAAAACAACTGGTTGTATTGTTTCTGGTTTTGTTTTAATTTCGTATGCTTTTTTATCTTTTGGTTGAACCGGATAATGTGGGAAATCATCTTGATTTTTAACTACTTTATATGTAATATTCATATCAAATATAAATGGTTTTTGTAAACCATCAGTAATTTCCCATGGTGATTCATCTAATACATTCATTTCACATTGAGTTAAAAATCCGTAACTTTCATTGATTAAATCACCAATTTGTAATTTAATAATGTTACCAAATATACCTAAATTTTTACCTTTAGTAATTGGAAGTGTATATCCTTTTATTTGATTTGCCTTTATCCATATATGTTTCAAATCACTTTCAGATTCTGCATATAATCTTATTCTAAAACTAATTTCTCTTTCCCAATGATCATATCCATAAAAATGAAATCCACTACCCACTCCCTTTACACTACTCCAATTTGGTGTAGTTGCATCGGTTAAACCAGTTAGTGTTCCTAATAATTTTACTTCACCTATTTTAAATTTAATTCTATCTGTTGTATTGTTATCTAATTCCGCGGTTGATAAAATTTCTCTTTTTTGTCTTAAATATGGATTATATTTTTCATTAAATGCATTAGCTTGCGATTGAAATGAACCAGATGCAAAATAATAATCTTGATCTAATATTTTATTAAGGTTTGTTGCATTTGTTTGTTCACTATATTTAGCTTCTTTACTATTCCATCTAACTGGTTTAATCCAATATTTAGAATAATCTACACTACCACTACCAGCGATAGGATTATAACTTAACCAATTATCTAAATTATTTTGTACTAAATTAATTTGTCCACCTAATTCTAAACTACTTACATTTTGTGTTCCAAATCTTAATAAACCAGTATCAGGTATTATATTATCCCAATCAGGATTTTCATCTTCAAATTGTTTAATAGTATCATATCTTGTCCATTCTTCTGGTATAAATTCACCTGTTTTTGGATCTGTTTTTGATGCTTGAAATATTCTTAATACATCTTTACTATATCTACCAACTCTTTTATAACTATCCTCTACACCATTGTTTATTGTTAATGCTGTATAATATCCATAATTATCATACAATTCTCTTGTATCTGTTTCGTTGTTTTTACGAAGATACTTTTCAATATGGTTAGAATATAGTGTATCTAAACTAGCTAATTCATCTTCTCTTGGCAATAATGTATTTTTACCAACTGTTTTTGTAGTTGATAAATCTTTACCAAACCTAGATGGGAAAAATGAGCTATTACGTTGTTGTTCTTGAAAATGTGCAACTAAATCATCACTAGGAACTGTTGTATTTAGTGAATTTAATACAAATGTAGATGGAAAAAATGGCTCAGGTGGTGGTAATTTTTTTGCTGGGTCTTCTTTTCTTTTTTTTCTTGTCAATAATTTTTTTGCACCCGCAATAGCTGCACCAATTATCATAGTTTTAGCAGCTGCAATTGCATTATCTTTTATTTGCTGAGGTGTTCTGTTTCCTTGTAAAAATGAACCTAATTTAGATTTATTATTTTTTACACCACCATTATAATATTTACCACCTGCATAATCACTACTAATTAATTTAGAATATAGATTAAATTTAAGTTCACTTCCTTCCCCTTGTAAAAAATCATCAGGATATTTTGGATTAAAATCTGCTAAAAAATTACCAACACTTGCCCCAACCGGTCCTAATAAACCACCAATTGCACCAGCTGCTTTTTTAATTAATACTTTATCTGCATGCGGATCTCTTTGTAATAAAATTCGTTTTGCATCCAATCCATAAATTTGAGGAACATTCTTTACAAAATTTATAGTTTGTGCTGCATTTTTCTCCTCTCTTGTATAAATGGTTTCTCCTGCATATTTTTTTATAACATCACCAAATGCTGAAGGAATGACAGGCTTGGGTTTTACAACTTCTGGTGTATTAGCGTTTCTTTCTCCTAATAATTCTAATAAAGATTTTCCCATATTACATTACCTGTCTTCTATTGTTGATTGCCAATGCTGTATTTACTTTTTTACCATCCATATTTACTGCTACTTTTCCACTATTTAAATCTGCTCTTAATCCTTTTATTTCTGCTAATAAATCACTATTATTTCCACCACCATCATTACCTCCAAATATTGCAGTTGCTGCCCCTGCTGCTAATCCTACTGCTGCTAATACAGGAAGTGCTAATGTTCCACTAACTGATAATGCTGCTAACGATACACTTAATGCCGTAATTGCTGCAGCTAATCCAAATATAGGTAATATCATTGAAACTAAAGGTGCTAAATTAGTTGCTAACATAGGTAATGCTGCTGATAATATAGATACTCCTTCACTAAATAATTTTATACCACCGCCTACCATATAAATTGCTGCACCAAATCCTAATATCCCTAATGTTGCTATACCTAAACCTCCTGCTAATACAGGATTTGCAAATATGGCAGATAATCCTACCATTGCTGCTCCCACAATTATTAATGCTCCTGCCATTTTTAATAATGAGGCCGGTTCTACTAAATTAAATTGTTGTAATGCTGCTCCTAATACATATAATGCACCTGCCATTACTAACATTGCAGCTGCACCTTTTAATAATCCACTTGCATTTATTCCACCACCTGCACCACCTAATTTATTTACACCTGCTGATGCTTTGTTTGTTGAAGGTGGTGTAATATTGTCTGCTACGGATGTCATTGCTGCCTTTCTTGCTCTTTCCTTAGCTGCCGTTTTAATTACCTTTCCTTGTGGTGAATCTGCTCTATACATATCACCTGCCTTACTCATTACCATTTCAGGTCCCATTAGACCTAATTTCATTGCTGCTGCTTTTGCCAACTGAGCTATAAAAGTACCCATTGATTTAATTGCACCACCAATACTTAACCCTGTTCCCATTAATGCCATGTTTAATTGTCCTGCAAATAATACTACCGCTGCAAAACCATTAAATATTTTTCCACCTAATGAGTTACCTATTGCTTGTAAAGTTTCCTCTAATCTACTATATATTTGTGCTCCCACACCATTCATTCCATTTAAATCCTTTTGTTGGGATGCCATTTTTTGAAGTTCATCTACTGATACTCCTAATGCATCTGCAACTGCCTGTCTTCTGATTGGATCTAAACTCATAAATTCATCTATACCACCAGCTGCATTTAGTGCTTCTTTCATTGAACCTGCTATATCACCTTCATATGCCAATTGTCTAGCTTTTTGTAGGTTAAATTCTCTACCTAACAATACACTAGCTTCCATTTCTTTATCAACTGATGTTTGATAATCTAATAAATGATTCGCGATAGTTGATGCTGTCTTAAGGTTTACTCCTAATTTACCGGCTGCTATTGCTGCTGTTCCTATATTTTTTCCACTTTCATTTGTAAATTTTGCAACAAATTCACTACTATTAGCAATATCCTGAAATGCTCTACTTGGCATTATACCATTGGTTAGTGCTAATTGTTTTGTAAATGCTAATGTATTTTTACCAACCTCATCACTATTTCCACTCACTTTACCAAATGCAGTTGCTATATATGCGGCCTGATCTCCGGTTAATTTATAGTTTGCTGCTAAAGTTGCTGCATCTAAATTTAATCCAAATGTAGTAGCTCTCGTATCACCTAATGCTGCTTGTAATTCTATTACCGCTTCTTTTGAAGTTTCACCAAATATTTTACCAAATGCAAGTGCCTCAAGTTTTAAGGCTACCATTTGAGTAATACCTACTCCAATTTCTTTTCCTAATTCCCCAAATTCTTCTACTATTCTACCTATACCATATAATAAAGCAGCGGCTGCTACTCTACCATTACTAAACATTAATTCAATAGTTGCTGCTATTTTTCTGAATCCATTCCCTACACCATTTAAGTCATCCACTAATGTTCCATAAACTTCTTT